TGACACCCACACTTCAGCACCGCCCCACATATCGCCGCCAGCCGTCGCCATCCAAATTTGCGGCTCGCCGCCTGTCAGTTGCAACGGGGCTTCGAAGATAACGGGCGCATGGGCATTACCCGGCGAAACATTGTAGTCTGCCGAATAGCCCAAAGACGGCTGCGTCGGATATTCTGACGTTGTGTAAACGCCGACAGGGTAGTCTTCAGCCTTGACGGATAAAACACCCTCTTCGTCTTCTTCGATTTCCGTGATACGGACGGGGGTTTTGTTCAAACCAAGCCCCGCGTCAGTCAGGGTTACAATATCCATCGGCTCAAGCAGGCAGTATTTCCAGCCAAGCTTAAACTCATATTCGTTGCGGACGTACAGGGCGCGTTGCAAGAGTTGCTGGGCTACTTTTTGCGCTACCTTGCCGTTACAGATGCCGTGCATCTTCACGGCCTCTTTCGGGCGCAATCCGTACTGCTCGATATTTGCCTGGTCTTTCACTTCAGCGATGGCGACGTTGTAGTCATTATCGCGGTCGAGATACTCGACTTGGATCTGATTAAACGCATCGGCATTGGTTTTGCGCTCGACGCTTACAGGGTCTTCCGCGCCCGAAACGATAAAGTCGTCATCGGTCAGGTCGTAGATAGCTTTGTTATCGGCAACATATGCCGCGCCGTTGCCTGAATAATTGCCGTCACCATAGGGGACGATTTTCAGACGACCTTGCGAAAACACCGCTGCACTATTGGTCTGCTCCAGCAGTTCGGAAATGTTCCGTTGCGCCTCGCCCTGTTCTGTGTAGGCGGGGCTTAGAAAAATACCGACCGCGCGGCAATAGTTGCTGTATCGGTCGGTATCGCCAATGCTGTCAACGGGAAATCCGCAGCCGTAGCGTTGGTTTGTCAGCAGGTCTCGGATAATTTCGCGCGGGTTTGCGTCGGGAATGTTGCCGGAGTAGCCCAGTTTCCCGATGACCTCGAAATTGTGTTGGTAGATTTGCGCGGATTTCGTCAGTTCGTAATTTGGGCTGCACAGGTAGGCGGTGCCGGAATAGTTCAAGGCTTGGTTTTGGTGCTTCGCCTGCGCCAAATGCGTCCACAACGGCTGTTCGTCGCCGCCGCGCATAAGCGTCAGGCGCAGTTGTGCCAGCGAGTCGAATTTTTCCTTGTCGCGCCAAATACGACCGACGCCCTGAATTTCGCCCTCGCACAAAGCAAGCATGACGGCGGCTTCGTAGGTGTAGGCAATATCGACTTGCTTTACACCGCCGCCGCCTTTGCCGCCTTGCTGCGTCGTGGTTTTGTTTTCTATGGTGACAAAGTCGCCGTACCAAATCAGATTCCCGGCTACACGGGTTCTGCCGTAGATGACAGGCAGGGTAAGCCCTTGTGATGATTGCTGTACTTGTAACGATAAAATCCGTTCTTCTGCCGATGTAATGGTTGATGATTTACCGCCCATAGAAAACCTCTAAATATCAATCTACTAAATGCGCCTCGTACCACAAACCAAGCAAAGAGCCTGCGTAGTTGGTCGCAATATCAAAACCTGTTTCCGTCGCGTTTGCCTGATAGGTCAGTCGCGCCTGTACGGTTACCAAGTCCAAAGTCACTTTAACAAACGGCTTTTTGCTGAACGGTTTTTTGAACTTGACCGTCATAAATTCATTGTTTGCGGGATTTGTCAGGAAGTCCGCCCGCGCAACATACGCCGCCTGATACTCTTTGCGGGTGTCGGCAATTTCATCGATACGCGCTACGGCGGCAGCAAGCTGTTTTCGCAAGTCGCTGTCGTCGTATGTTGCGCCGCTTGGCAAGGATGCCAATGTCTGTTTAATGCGCGCCAATTCCTGTTTGATTGCTGTGTCGTCATAACTGCCTCCGCCGCTACCGCCACTGCGGCCACCGCCCAGCCCGTAGGCTGATACTTCAATGTTCATTCAACGCCTCCAATGTAAAAAATTTCACTTCGCGCCCGTCAAGTTCGGGCTGATTGATGTCGTCCAAAACCACACCGCGCCCGATGTAGCTGTGAATAATTTTGCCGTCGCCCACCAAAATGGCGGAATGACTAAACGTGCGCCCGAACTTCCACATAGCGATGTCGCCGGGCTTCGGATCGTCCGTCTCTTTGCAAAACTTGGCGATGACCTCCAAATACCGTTCCGTATCGCGGTGCAGGTGCCAATCGCGGGAATATTTGGGCGGCGTGAAGTCATCAGGAACGACGCCGACCGCGCCATAAACTCCGACAAGCAGCATGGCGCAATCCACGCCCGCGCCCTTGACCATTGCGAAATGATGGTAAGGCGTACCAAGCCATGACCGCGCTTCTTCGACAATCTGTTCTCTTAAATCCATTTCAGACGACCTCTAAACCACCGTGTCGGCAGACGGGATATACGGGAATCCGCGGAAATGCACGACGTTGTTAAATTTGTTTTTGCAAGTATCCTGACGCTTATTGCAGCCGGGATAAACCTTAAATACATCGCCAGCTTGCGGCGGGTAGGGCAGGCGCAAGGCAAATTCAAACGTATTGCCGTTATGCGCCTTGATTGTCCTGCTCAAGCCTGCGTTTCGCCCGCTCGTGAACTTAATCACGCCCTGCGAGAACCACTCGTCAGGCTGCGTCAGATTGTGTTTCAGCGCATTGCCTGTTTGGCTGTTTTCGGTTACGCGACCGTCCACTGTGAATTTCTCACGGTTGACCTTGCAGCCCTCGTCATAGAGCGTCCTCATGCAACCTGCCTGATAAATGTTGCGTGGACTGGAAACGTTCAAAAGCTCGATGTCGGATTTCACATCGACCTTTACAGACGACCTACTGCCCGACACATCCGAAACACGACCGGAAAAGATATTCACAGCACCAACGGGGCGAAGTTCGGCAAGAGAGCCGTTAACATCGGCAACCGACCGCAAATCAACGCCTGAAACCCTGATGGAATCAGACGTTTGGTATCGTGCCTGTAAAATCAGGCTGCGTATTTCCTTGACCGTTTTGCCTGCGGGGATTTCGTGTTTTGCCGAAATGCGATCAGACAGCGTTTTTGTACTACCGCTGACCGCATCTTCGTACCAGCAGCCAAAATAGCCGACGGAATTCTCCGTATAGGTTACAGACAATTCGGCACCGATACGCGGATAGGGTTTACCGTAGATTGATGTTGCGTTTTCAAGCGCAATATCACATGACAAAACAAACTCATTCGGCAAATCGCCGCGAACTTGTAGCGTTTTGGTCTCGGTTCGGTTCACGCCCGAAACCTCTAAGACGGCGTTTGCGTCCTCGACCATGTTGCCGATGGATGACGCGCCGGCACCAAAGAACACACGGTCTATCTTGACCCGTGCGCCGTCTAACACGCCACCCAAAGCAGCTTCCGCCCATTGCAAGCCCTCCAGCCTGTAATCAGGGTCGGAAGCGATTTGCAGTGTGTTGGAATCCACGTCCAATCCGACAGCGATACGGGTTGCCCCGCGCTTGATAATCAGCTTATGCGCTTCGTAGGTCTGCCCATCCCAAACGACGGGCATATCTGCGCTGGTATGGCGCAGCACCTGCCCGCCCGAAAGCGTGATGGTGTATAAATCCGCCATCTGAAATTCATCGCTGCCGTGCAGCAAATCAATCAGTTCTTTTGTCGCTGTCTTCATAACTTGACGCTCGTAAATTCAATCTTTTTGGCTGCCCACAAGCTACCCAAAACGTTTTCAAAATCCACTGTGTCAGACGTAAATCGCACGCGGAAATAAAAGCCACCCGTCCATGTAATCGGACGACCCGGTGTTTGCGGTGTATTTAAAACCAACACGCCCTTGTCGGTAACGGAGTAATCGCGCCCATATGTCAACGCCACGCCGCCCACTTTGACGGCGGGTCGCTCCTTGACTGCCAATATAGGCTCAATGAAACCGCCCATCGAACGGACAAGCTGATAGCGCGTAACGCCTTGCACCGTGTTTCCGATTGGTTGGTCGGTTACGGCATTGTCGGTTGGGTCTTCATAAAGGAAACTTTCAAAGCTGCCTTTGCGGGCGTTGAAGAATCCCGCCAGTTGCTCCAATTCGTTTACGGACGCTTTTGTCCGCAGCACCTCAAACGACAGGGAAAACCGCCATTGCGGGTAGGTGTAGTAGGCGGTTCGAAATTCACGCCCGCTCGCTGATTTTTGCGTACCGGTACTCCATACCGCCGTTTTCTTCCGCCCCCACTTCAAGCCGGGGAACGTGGGGAAAATTGCATTGCCCATTTAGATGATTCCTTTCGCTTTCAGCAGAGCGTCAAATTCTTCTTTTGGCAGTTCGTTGCCGCCTAGCATGCCAATAGCTTCGGCTTCGTCCGCTTCGCTTTGTACGATGCTCGACGATGGCTTGATGCCCATATACGACGCTACCAAGATATGCACGGGCGGATGTTCGCGCCAATACTCGTTCAAATGCTGTATGCGCGGCAAATCCAAGTTGTCGGCGACGTAATCCCACGTCCACCCCGTAGAGGCGCAGACGTGGGCAATCATCGCGCCGAAACTCAGTCCGCCGCCTGAACTTCCCCCGCTTGTGCGGCTTCCTGTTCTTTGCGTTTCAAGCCTGATACGTCCATCACAGCGGCAAACACTTCATTCATGTTGCCGATGTCGATTAAGTCGGCGACTTCTTCACGCGTCATGTCGGGATAGTTCCGACGCATGGCGGCATGGGCGCAATCGATAACGGTAGAGATTTGTTTTGCGTCTTGGACGTTGCCGTCAAACGTACCGATACGTTCTTGCAACTGCTCCAGTGCGCCAAGTGCGATAGGTGGGATAACGTAATTTGTGCCGTTCAGTTCGACGGTTACGCCTTTAATTCGTACTGTCATTTTTGTTTCCTTGATTCAGGTCAAATAAAAAGACCGCCCTTTCGGACGGTCTGCACGGATTACTCTTGGATCCACAACGTACCGACTTTAAAGCCCGCCTCATCGGTTTGTGCCGTGAAGTCGATTTCAGGGACAGAAAAGTCATCGTTTTTGGTCGAGAACAAGCCCAGTTTGCCGCTGGTTACGCTTTCCAGTTCCAGCAGGGCTTTTTTACCCTTAAACTGCGTCAGGTATTTCAGTTTAAAGGTCGGCGTGTTGCCCATCGCCAAGTTAGTCAGTTCAAGTTTCTTGGCTGACGGCATGGTTTGGGTGTAGGTAAAGCTCGGATAGACGGTTTTACCCTTATCCGCTTCAGCAAAGGTGTACAAACCTGTTGCAGACACCATGTATTGACCGGCTGTCGGATTGCTGGCGACCTTGATGTATGCCGTACCATCGCTACCCATCACGCCCGCATCTTCAACAAAGCGACCGCCGTTAGGCGCAGTTACTTGTACGGTATATGCGCCGCTTGACGGTACGGCTTTACCCGTTACATCCGCCCAGAGTGCTTTCATGGTGCCGGTTGCATATTCCGCGCCAAAAAACAGGGTATTCAGGGCAAGACCGTTAATTAGCGCGCCTTTGAATTTGCCTGACACTTTGACCTTGCCTTGTGCAACCGCCAAAGCAAAGCGGTTTTGACCGTAGAACTCTTTCAATTCCGCCGATAAATCGACGGACATTTCCTGCAAGCCCATGATTCGCACGGGCGTTGCGTTCTGCACATGGTTGCCATAGGCGTCCGTAATCATTTCGGCGAACACTTCGCCGCTACCAAACGTCAACTGCATGACATTTCCTTTCAAAAATAAAACCGCATTACGCGGCGCAAATCATAATCGGGATAATACAGACCGCCTGTTCACCAAGCGTTCCTTCGTCTGTTTCCACTGTACCCTCGACGCGGCAATACTCAATGTCCGCGCCATCTACCACTAAAGCCGTCTTACCCGTGATAGGGTGGACGGCGTTCACGGTATTGCACACCGCGTCAATCAGCGGATTCATGATGGGCGCGGGCGGCTCGCCTGACGTTTGGACGTACAGATACACATCGACGCGCAAAATCCACTTGGTTTCCTGCCCGGTCAGCGTTACCGCCTGCATATCGCCCTGCGCCATAAATAACGCAGGCTGGTCGTAGCGTTTCACATCGTTCCAGTGCAGCAGTTTGCGGCTCTTGGTAACAAAGCCATCCAATGCGTCCAACTTCGCCCACAGCGCGGAATAAATCGCTTCACGGTTCATCTCAATGCCCCTTTGACGGAGTTTCTCAAATCGGCTTCAATCTCAGGCTTCATATCACGCAAAGCCGACCGCAGAAATGACCGTTCAGGCAGGCGAACATTTCGAGAATGCGCGCGCACCTGAACGTATCGCGGCGATTTCAGCGGCCGCCCAAATGCCTGACGAACCTGACGCAAAGATGCCTTGACGTTTACCGTGCCTGCAAAGCCATATTCATGCGCCTTGCCGTAGCGGACGTTGGTGTTTACTTCGCCGATTACCGCGCTGCCCGTGTTGGTTACGCGCTGGTGTATCGACCGACGCAGATTGCCCGTCCGTACATTCAGCACCTGCCCAGACAGGCGGTTTCCCATGACTTCGCGTTGCAGCCGTAACGCTGACCGTCCGACAGACTGCACAATAGCCGCCTGAACCTTATCGCCGTAGGAGCGAAACATCGCCGCTAAAACATCGCCGCCGATAAATTCCATCTTTAGCATTACACGCCCTTTCTTTTATACTCATTGAGTATCGCAAACGCCGACGGCGGTACACCGCCCGACTCGCTGAACGTAGAGAACGAGATGGTTTCGCCTGCAAGTGTTTTCGACTGTACGCCCTTGTTCTCGATTTCGTTCATCCGCTGCGTTGCAATAATCAAGATGGCTTCCTGAATATCAGCGGGTATGTTTTCATAGCCCGCGCGGTACGATACTTCGACGTTTCGGATTCCCTGTGCAAAACAGGCATGGCGTATCAGCAGCCAATTATCAAAATCCCAGTCGTTTGCCGTGCGCCCGTTGATTTTCACGGACGACACGGATAGGACAGGGTATTGATTCAGGACGATGCGGTTTTTGCCGTTGCCGTTGTAACGCTCGACGTAGTCAGCCGCTTCGAGTTTGCGTCCTATGTAGGCTTCAA